CTTGCGAAGCCGCTCACGTCCTTTATTGTTGTGTGAATGGCGGCGACAAAAGAAAAACTCGAGTGGAATCGTGATGGTCCCACCGACTTGGGCGTTTGATACGTTGAGCGCCGTTTGAAGACCAAGTTGCTCATCCGCGTCGAGAAACATCTGGTCACGAATAACATACCAGTCATCATACAAGGTCTCGACGATTGTCTCATTCACGAGAAGGTCGACCTGTTTCAGAAGAGCCCGACCGACGTTTGGTGTGTAATTATTGCTTCCGGGAAGGGCCGGAAGAGTCACTGAAAGGTACATGTTTGACAACAGATGACCCAACTCTGTCGGGCGCAACTCAATCTGAACGACAGATCCCTGATAATACGGATTTGGGGGTGGAAAAGGGTACACCTTTTGATACATCACAAAGTTTGAGTATCGCTTGAATGCCGGATTCCATTGAGACTTGCTCATATCATCCGTCCAAAGGTACTCTTCTTGTGGCCCAACAGCCTGGAGCGAAAGGACCGAACCCGAACTGAACCCTTTATTCTTTTCTTCAATGTACTTACTTTCTGGAAAGAGGCGCGTTCCTGGTTGTGGGTCTTGCCACTCTACATCCGTATTAAGTGTTCTTAGTTCTGGATAAGTTCCTACGTGAACGTTCGAGTTGAGTTGGACTTGTACGTTTGGTATTCCACTTGCTGTTTTTGGAGAAACGTAGTTTGTGAACTTCCCAGGAACAAACGCGTTCGTAAATAAAGGCTCTTGAATCATTGCAGGAACTCCATTCACATATACAGGAACAGAGTTGTTCGGTGGAATACTTCCATCTACAGGAACGAGTGTTGCAAGTGAAACGGTCGGAATATTCGAACCAACTGTTGAAAAGGCCATGTCCAAGTTTTGAGAATATGAAGTAATCTGGAGAGGGACCTTGAATGTCGGAAGGCCTGTAATAAGCCATCCGACTCCTGTTTGCACCGGAGGAGGTGCCGTAAAATAAAATGTGACGGCGTTTTGAAATGTCGTGTAGTATCCGTACACCGGAACTTGAGTTCTTTTGGTGTTGTACTGTACCTGGTTCGGCGGATAAAGAATAGCACCCACAGACTCTTGCGTTCCTTGTATGTTTTGATCCGTGTCCGTCTGAAGAGTAAATGACCACTTATATGCTCCGTACTCTGTAGCTCCGGCGACGTTCGAGACGCTTGTGACTTGAATTTGACCTAAAATTCCAATAAATCCTACACCGGACCATCCAGCACTCACAGGGATCGTTGGAACGTCTGTCGATGCATAAAACGTCACTTCGGTCGGGTTTGTTACTTTATAAAAACCGCTCACGTCAATCGGAAATAGAGCAACTGGGGTCTGTTTGGGACTTGGGGATACCTGGCTTGGTACAGGGACTGGTACTGGAGCCGGTGGTCCTACGTCTTTATTAAAGAGATGAAATATCGATGCCTGTAACTGTCTTTCAAGTGTAATCACGTTATGGAATGCCTTTTGCATTCCTCTACTACAACTCGCTCAGATTATTCTTCCACAGTTGAACCACGCTCGTCGCCTTGAGTGCGTCCCGGTCGTGTTTCCGCTTTGCGACCAAGTCTTGGAGACGCTTCACCTCCTCAGCCACGTACTGGTACGTCTTGATATCCATGAGCTTCTCCCAAATCTCATCCTTAAATTGCGACTTGGCCAACTGCGCTTGGACTTGCGCCAAGGGAACGTTCAGGACCTTGAGGCCTCCGTTGATCACTCCCGTGATGAATCGAGCCTTTTCACTGAGCCACTCAATTTCAGAATCAAATTCCTTGAGAAGCCAGGCCTTGCGTTTCTTGTACACTTGGAGCCGAATCTCCACGTAATCGACCAAAATCTCCTCCGGACTTGCGTACTTTTTTACCGCTCCATTCCCTGCAATCAGGTACATGTTACTCGTGTGAATCGTTTTGATAAGTCCAAGGTCCTTCACGGGGTCTTCGAACGAGGCGCCCCAAATCCGAAAGTCTGGTTGAGTCTCCGTCGAATGGTTCTCATACTTTTGGATCGTTCCCTTGTCCACGAGGTCATCCAAGTGTTCCTTGAAGTCTTGGATCCACTTCCCTGGAGGCAACTCCGTGACGTGGTACTGACTCCCCTCCTTGGTCACGAGACCCTCGAGCGTCCACGTGTGCTCCTTCGTCTTTGTCACCTTGCCCTTGAAGCCCTTGAAGTGTGGGACCATCGGGGCCCAGGAGGAGCTCCGCTCCGACTCGGAATCTGCGATTCCTCGCGCAACCTGATCGAGGACACACCGAATGTTGTGCTTGATGATCTCCACGTCATACGGTGGGACGTAACAGCTGAAGCCCGTCCCGATACCCTCGGCACCGTTGACAAGGATCATGGGAAGGACAGGTGCATAGTACTCGGGCTCAACCTTCTGACCATCATCCACCACGTACTTGAGTACGGGGGCGTCCGTCGGGTCAAAGATCTTTTTGGCCAAGGGACTGAGACGCGTGAAGATGTACCTGGGACTGGCCGCGTCTTTGCCACCTGCCAATCTCGTACCAAACTGACCCGAAGGCTCCAAAAGGTTCAGATTGTTTGCACCCACGAAATTTTGGGCTAAATTGATAATTGTTCCTTGGAGACTGGCTTCGCCGTGGTGGTATGCTGTTTGTTCGGCCACGTACCCTGCCAACTGGGCTACCTTCATGTCTTGCGTCAGACCCTTCTTGAGACATGCGAATATCACCTTGCGTTGACTCGGTTTGAGACCATCCGCGACGTGTGGGATGCTGCGCTTGATGTCCTCAGCGCTAAAGTTGGCAAGGTCGCGGTGAACAAAGTCTGAGACGGACAACTTGGCGACTTGGCCGTAGGGTACGCCTGGAGGTGGCGTTGCCATGTGTTTCGTCAGCCACTCTTTGCGATCATCTGCCAAGGCCTTGGCGAACGCAAGCATCATAGACTCGTTCATGTGCGGGTCCACACCGAACGCCACAGTCAGCTTATCAATTTGCTTGAAATACTCCCTGGCCTCGGCACTTGTTGATGTTCCCAGACCCTTATAGTACTTGACTGGCCCGGGCAGACCACCAGAACGCTGAGCTTGTGCCTCACGGAACGCATCTTCCGTGAAGAACCACGACTTGCCCGCCTTGATCACAGGTGTGACCATGGACACAACAAACCCAAGCTCGATCAGTTTCGGCCAATACACGTGGAACATGTTCAGAACCAGACCCTTGATGTGACTCCCGTCCAAGTCTGCATCTGTCATAATCATGAGTCGGCCGTACCGCAATTCTCTTACAGAATTATAGGTCTTTCCATGTTGGAGCCCGAGAATCTTCTTGAGATTGTTGAACTCCTCGTTTTCAGTCACTTGCTTTACCGAAGCGTCCCGCACATTGCGCGGTTTGCCTCTCAGTGGGAACACACCAAACCTGTCCCGGCCTACCACGCTCAGTCCGGCAATCGCAAGAGCCTTGGCAGAGTCACCCTCGGTAATGATAAGCGTACACTCGTGCGACCTGTGAGTACCGGCCCAGTTGGCGTCGTCCAGTTTTGGGACACCCGTAATCCGCGACTTCTTGGATCCATCTGTCTTCTTGAGATCCTTGTCCAACTTGGCTTGACCCAGTGCGATGAGGTCAGTCAAGACACCGGTGGCGAGAACGTCCTTGATGAATTTTGGCTGAAAATTGGGAGTATCGGAAATTTTTGAAGTACACTCCGCCTTGGTTTGACTACTGAACGTCGGGTTCACGATGATACCCTTCACAAAGACAAACAGGGACGCCTTGATCTGGGCAGGTTTCAGAGTCGAACACCTTTTGTCCTTTTGGATTTCACTTACAAGTGCCTGAACCACTTTGTCCACGTGAGACCCACCTTTGGTCGTTGCAATCCCATTGACCCATGAACACTGTTGGAAACCTCCAGACGTGGAGTGACCAATCACAACATCCAACCACACCTCATTCATCTTCAGAGTCGTAGACCCATAGGCGACAAGACCGTGCATTTTTGCATACTCCTCAAGGCTTGGGACTTGGATCAATTGTGAATTAAAATTCACCTTGGCCTTGGGACACCAAAGAGCCGCGTCCCAGGTTCGCTTCTCGGCCACCTTGACAAAGTCGCCGATCCCGCCAAACCTCTTGAGGTCAGGTGTGAACCCGACCCGAACATAGACCCCGTCAGACTCGTTCTCAATGACGGGTGGATCACATGTGCTCATGTTGTGGTGCCACATCTGACGGTATGTCTTTTTGCCATCACTGATCACGATCCAAAATTTGTTTGAAAATACGTTTGCAAGTTTTGCACCGTACCCGTTCCGACCACCTGTGACACGTTGCTCATCATCGTTATAGTTTGAACTGGTCAAAAGGTGTCCGAAGATGAGTTCGGGGATCCAGAGCGGGGAACCATCTGAACCACGCTCCTTGTCATGTTTCTTGATTGGAATGGAGACTCCCCAATTTTCAACTAAAATTGTGTTCTCAGAAACATTAACGTGAATCTGAGACACCTTCTTCTGGTGTAAAGAGTACTGGTCGATCGCATTGACCAGAACCTCATCGAAGATTTTCACCAGTGCAGGTGATACATGACAAACACTAGGTTCAAAACGTCCAGCCACACGTGTCCAGTACGTTGAGGACTCGGGTGCCAGGGATCCAACATATGTGTCGGGCCGCTTGAGAATGTGCTCGACGTGTGTGAGACGTTCATACTGTTGCATTGTCTAAAATACGTTTGGTGTCTTTAGTTGGCCTTCAAGGCCTCTCCGACCGTGTCATGGAGCGTGTGAGAGGTTTTGTATAAATGGCCGTAGAAACCACCCGCCTGAAGTACGAGATGGGCCAACGTGAATATGAGCGCACTCGTTCCAATTGCGGGTCCTATGGGGTCTCCGTGATTCCGTGCCACAATGACTTCACCGGCCGTCACAATGGCAACGAATATAAACGTCTCAAGACCAAGGGCCGTAGATTCACCGAGACTCTTGAAAATGCCCTGTGTATAGTCCGGTGCGGCTCGGGACACGAGCGCGAGAACAAGTGCAATACACGCAAGAACGCCTCCGGTGATCAAAATAGGTTTTGTAAACTTGGACTCTTCCTTTTGAATCTTGGCCGTCTTTTGCTCGGAACCAAAGATTGTAAAGTATCCGGCAAATTCGCGACACACATGGTACAGGAAGAAAAGCATAAAGGCGAAAATAAGGTGATTGAAAAAGAGATCTGAACGACCACGTGTCAGGGTCAGGAACACGGCTGCAAGTGCGCCAAACCCACCGGTCGCAAGAGCGTCTTGCATAAACTTGGTTGGGTTTTGGGACACGTATGAAACGTTCCCGTTAATTGTTGCAAGGGCAATAAGAGCCGCAATAAGTCCACCCTTTCCAAGAATGGCGATTCCTTCAAACGCTTTCGCCGCGCCTTTTTGGGCCGGAGTCACCTCCGTGACATTCTTTCGAAGCCAATTTCCAAGTGAAATTCCAAGGACAAGGAGAATGCATGCAGATGTTGTCATGCCCACACCGATACCGATGTTTGCAGCTTCACTCATCTCGGCCGGAGGTGGTGCTGGGGCTGGTTTCGTGACGGGCCCGGAGGAGGGACTCGCCATACTTCTACTTTTTCACGAGAAAATAAGCAGTGCCTGCTGCCAATGCCGTCCATAAAACCAAGTGGTCCAGTGTGTTCATAGCCTGAATCTGATCAGGCGGAAGACGGTTAAACTCCTCCTTGTATCCTGGAGGCTTGAATGGAAGCCAAATGTACCGGCCGAACGGCACGAGCGTCGGCTTCAACTTGTCTTGACACTTGTACGAATAATCGTACCACGCGAGAGCGATATACGGAAACCAAATCAAAAAGGCGAGGATCCAGAGATTCTTGGGTGGCAAGTACCAATATCCACCGGCAAGAATCGCTGTAAAGACGATGCACTTGACGTTGAG